AAGAGAAATCAAAAATCCCTATCTCAGTATCATGGGAAGGCGGCGTAGAACAATATTCTGGTTTATTAGAAGTTGCTCTTGCTGGTGGCTTTGCTCAGAAGCCAAGTAATGGTTGGTATGAAGGTGTTAATCCAGCAACTGGTGAAATTCTTACTAAGAAATCACGTATGGCAGATACACTTCAACCAGAGTTTTGGTCTCGTATTTTAGATGAGACAACATTTAAAGAGTTCATCAAGCACCAATTTACTATTGGTTACAAAGCGGAGGTAGAATTAGATGTTGAGTGAGAATACAGATTTTGAATTAATTCCAGGTGAAGATGAATCATGGGCAGTCCGTATTCTTAAAGGCGAGTTTATCGAAACTTCTATTGCATATGGAGAAATTAAAGTTGATGGCACAGATAAAGATCCTCTGATGTCATTTAACTTTGGTGTAATTGAAAGCCCTATTGAGGACCTTCATAGCGAAAATAGTGCTTTACAAGAAGTCGCTGGTGATATATTATACTCAATAATGCTTAACGCTATAGAAAAAGATGAACTAATCACAAGGGAAAGTAAATGAACATTGAACAGGTTATCCTTCGCAATCTTTTGGTTGATGAAAAGTATATGCGTAAAGTATTGCCTTTTGTTCAACCAGAATACTTTGAAGGTGTCTACAAAAATCTATTTAAACAGGTTGGTAAGTTTGTTGCAAAGTATAACAAACTGCCAACTCTGGAATCTTTTAAGATTGAACTAGATGAAGCAGATGGTTTCTCAGATGAACACTACAGACATGCAGTAGAAATACTACCAGAGATTTTTAAAGTAGAAGAAATCGACCAAGAATGGTTAGTTGATAAGACTGAGAAGTGGTGCCAAGATAGGGCTGTACATAATGCAATTATGGAATCCATTACAATTATTGATGGTAAACACCCATCTTTATCAAAGAACGCCCTACCTGACTTGCTCACAAAGGCTCTGGGTGTCACCTTCGATACACAAATCGGTCATGACTATATTGAAGATTTCCAAAAACGGTTTGACTTCTATCATACAGAAGAAGAAAAAGTGCCATTTGATCTGGAAATGTTTAATAAGATTACCAAGGGTGGCTTGCCTAACAAGTCTCTTAATATTGCACTAGCTGGTACTGGTGTTGGTAAGTCTTTGTTTATGTGTCACATGGCAGCTGCAGCTATGGAGATAGGCAAGAATGTATTGTATATCACTATGGAGATGTCAGAAGAAAAGATTGCCGAACGTATAGATGCAAATATTCTTAACATACCAATTGATCAACTTGATACTTTATCTCAATCAATGTATGCTGAAAAGATTGCCAAGGTTAAAAAGTCTACCAATGGTAAACTAATCGTAAAAGAATATCCAACTGGTTCAGCTAATTCATCACACTTTAGGGCACTACTTAATGAACTTAAACTAAAGAAAAAGTTTGTACCACAGATGATCTTTATTGATTATCTAAATATTTGTTCTAGTTCCAGAATGAAAGCTATGGGAGGATCAATCAATTCTTATACATATATTAAAGCCATTGCAGAAGAAATGCGTGGGCTTGCAGTCGAGTTCAACGTACCGATTGTCTCTGCAACACAGACGACGAGGTCTGGTTTTGGTAACTCAGATGTTGGGCTTGAAGATACGAGTGAGTCTTTTGGATTACCCGCTACAGCAGACTTAATGTTTGCACTTATATCAACAGAAGAACTAGAACAGCAAGGGCAACTATTAGTTAAACAATTAAAGAATAGATATAATGATCCAACTTCTAATAAGAGATTTGTTGTTGGTATTGATAGAGCAAAGATGCGCTTGGTAGATGTAGATAATTCAACCGAGGGTCTTGTACAAGATGTGCCAGTGTTTGACAACTCTAAAGCACAAGACAAATTTAACAACTTTAAAATGGATTAATAAATGCAAGTAAAAATTGTAGGCTACACTCAACCACCAGCTGACGACTTTATTGGATTAGATAATGTACAAGACATTATTGCCTATTGTGCAAGAGTATCTAATCCCAGTAATCAGATTAACCAAGAGACTGCACCAAAACTTCTTGCATATCTTTCTAAACATAAACACTGGTCCCCGTTTGAAATGGCATCTGTTACCTTAGAGGTAGAAACGACACGTGATATTGCACGTCAGCTATTACGACATCGTTCTTTCTCTTTCCAAGAATTTTCTCAACGGTATGCAGATCCTCGAGATATGAAAGATACATTTGTATTGCGTGAAGCCCGTCTGCAAGATCCTAAGAATCGCCAGAATAGTGTTGATGTAGATGATCGTGAACTAGAAACTATGTGGCAGATTAAACAACAAATGGTTATCAATGCATCTAAGGAAGCATATGCTTGGGCTATTGATAATGGTATTGCTAAAGAGCAAGCCAGAGCAGTCTTGCCAGAGGGTAATACAATTAGCCGTTTATATGTTAACGGAACTATTCGTAGCTGGATCCATTATGCTGAACTAAGATCATCTAATGGTACTCAAAAAGAACACATGGAATTGGCTATTGCCATTGCCGAAGCTATCTCTAAAATTTATCAACCAATAAAGGAGTCTGTTTAATGGGTCGTAAACTAAGCACTTGGGAAGCACCACCAGGTAGAGGTCATTGTGAAGTGCATTTTGATTATAAAGAAGAATTTGCATATATTAAATACTTTGATGCAAATGGTAAGCAATTCTTTATTGAAGAGTTCCCTAATAAGGCTATTGGTTTTGTCGAAGATGCTGCAGAGAATTGGACCCTTGGTATTAAGAAACTAACCAATCTGTAGTAAATATGTAACACTATTAGTTATTTTATAAAAAAGTTAAAAAAAGTGCAGAAAACACTTTACATCTGTATGTGGATATGGTATAAGAGTTATAGAAACAATAACTAAGGATTATAAAATGACAAATGTATATACAGTATTCGGAAATGATGACGGAGTAATAGGTGTTTATGGTAGCTGGGCAAAAGCTACTGTTGCTGCATTAGATTACTGTGGTGATAATGCGGTTGAAGATCGTACTGATTATTCACAAGGTGATGACAAAGATCGCCTTTGGGATGTTAGGTTTTTTGATGGTGATTCATCAGGTGCTAGCATAACTCGCTGGTATGTGCAATAGGAATATGAAAAATATGTTATCAACATCTATGAGTGTATTGTGCTTATTTGGCATTGTGACTTGCTATAGTTTACTTAATCATGAAAAAACTACAGAAGCACAATGCATGGCATTAAATATATACCATGAAGCCAGAGGAGAAAGTATTGAAGGGCAATATGCAATTGCTCACGTTACTTTAAACCGAGTTGCTTCAACTAGATGGCCTGATAGCATATGTGATGTTGTATATCAACCTTACCAATTCAGCTGGACGCATCAGATCCGAGATCAGAAACCTAAGGGTAATGCTTGGACAGTTGCTAAACAAGCAGCAGCTCTTGTTCTGTCTGGTGAACATAAAGATAATACTGGTGGAGCCGACCACTACCATGCAGACTATGTTAATCCTTACTGGTCTGAAGACATGGATTTGACTACTACTATCGGTACACATTTATTCTATAAGGCAAGATAATGAAAGATATTGATTATAAATTTAATGAAGGTAATCTAATTGCCGAGTTTAAAAAATACATTGATTCGACATATGGTGGGCACTATGCTCAAAATAAGTTTCAATCAACAGAAGTGATTATCGAAAGAGGTCACGGAACTGGTTTCTGCATGGGTAATGTAGATAAGTATTCAAACAGATATGGTCGGAAGGGCACTAAAGCAGATGCTCGTAAAGACCTTATGAAAGTGTTGCATTATGCTCTTATACAGTTGCATATACATGATAATGATCTGTAGTAAATATGTAACACTTTTGGAGAAACTTTCTCCGTAAACTAATTTAGACTGATCTTTGGTCTAAATAAAATGTAAACGATGAAGCGACGTGAACACATACTGGACTGGGGGGCAGTACCCCACAGCTCCACCAAAATTACTTAGGAGAAGACAATGATTAAATGGATTATAAATTCGTATAACAATTGGATGGCTAAGAAAGAAGCAGAGGTACCAAAATACCTATCTGGTAAGTAATTTTGATGGGGCTGAACTAGGATCGACAGGTGTCGTAGTGAAGTGGAGTTTACCGGATGATCGCGTATAGATCAACTAAACTAAATGCAAATGAAAATTTCGCACCATCTGGTTACGCCCTAGCGGCATAACACAGGGAGCTGGCCACTTGCTTAGCAACAGAAAAGTGGCATTAACTATTCATCAATATAAGGAAATTAAGATGAAAATTGCACTAACAGCAGCAGCCCTAGTATTGGCTGCATCTACAGCATCTGCTGGAGACCTAAACATTGGTGGCCAAACTATTTCAGCCGGCGGTGAATTTGATATGAACTATACAACTGGTACCGAACTGTGGGCTTTGGATTTTACTCCTAAGGCAGGTCTTAACGCCTTCGGTGTAGATTTCTCAGTAGATACAACATTTGATGTTCTATCTTTGAATGATGCATCTAAAGAAGCATTTACTGGTCTTGACTTTGTAGCTGGTTATACACTAGGTGGAGGTCTTCGTACTTACACTGAAGTTAGCACAAACTCAGACCTAGAATTTGGTGATGTGACTATGGGCGCAACATTTAACTTCTAATAAATACGAATAAGGGTTGCTACTTAATAAGCACGTGAGGAGCCATGGTTAGCTCCTCTTTTTTTATTATAAATAGGGATAGGAGAGGCGTATTATGATTCTTTTTATTTCTGTCGTACTAGGGCTTTTGTGGTCACAAGTTATATCACACTTTGGTGCGTCAATACTATTACATAGACATTATTGCCATAAACAATTTGAGGTACCTAAATGGTTTGAAGCCCTAGGTCTTTCAATGTTAATGGTAGCTTGTATTAGAACACCTATTGGTTGGATTGCTTCTCATAGAATGCATCATAAACATTCTGATAGTGAAAAAGATCCACATTCTTGGAAGCATGTAGGATACTGGAAAGTTTTATTTACGACTTGGAATATAAGAAAAATATCTCCAAAATATTCTCGTGACTTGTTTAAGAACCCTATGTTGGTATTTTGTCACCACCACTGGTTAAAAATTCTTATCATCACAAACATAGTATCATTTATAATAAGCCCATACTTTTGGCTTGCTTTCTGTGCAATACCATTTGTATTTGCAAAAGTAGGATTTGGTTTATTAAATACTGTTGGTCATAATGAAGAAGGTGGTAGTGATGTCGCATGGCTAAATCTTTTTATTGCAGGTGAAGGTTATCATAGACAACATCATCTTAATTGGAAACAAGTCAGATTGCATAAGTGGGATACAGCAGGTTGGATTGCTGAAAAATTATTTGTTAAAGGAAAGTAGATGAAGAAAAATCAATTACCATCCATAATGAAACTAAATGTTAACATAGATTTAGATTTACTTAGAGATAATTGTAACACCCTTGCTGAAAAGTTTGTTGATGTAAGAACAGCAAATCCAGGGCTTTGTATGAATCATGAAGACCTTGTAAAAGATGTTTACGATAACTTCGAACAGATCAATCTTACAACACCATCAGAGATACTACCTCACACAACATCTATTAAGGAACGCTTGAGACGCAGAGAAGAACATTTATATAATGTAGCAACCGAGGATTATACTGGTAGTTATATTGAAAAGATAGTTACACAGTGTAAAGCACCAGCATCTCGTATTCGTATTACTAAACTTGCACCAGGTAAAACTATTCCATTTCATGTAGATTATGATGTATCATATGCAGTAAGATGCATTGTGCCAATATACGGAGACAATAATACTATCAATTTATTTAAACGTAATGGTAAACTAGAGGCATATAACCTGAAGTGTGGTAATGCATACTTTCTAAATATAGGATATCCTCATGCTGTTGTGAATATGAGTGATAAGCCACGTATTGCTTTAATGTTTAGTTTGGATGGTACAGATGACTTGTGATAGTAAACAGTATTATAACAAGTCACACCTTTGGCCTATTGCACGTGAAGTACAAATAATGGGTCACAAGATATTCTACGATCAAGAGTTTACTGAACAATCTTACATTGATTATATGAAAGGCTTTGGAGAACTTGAACGACATGAGTTGTTTATGAATTCAAAGGAAGTGCCAGAACTATTTTATGTTACTGATAAACGAGATGAGTCTGGACAGAAAATTGGTATGTTCGGTGGTGGCGAATTAGGCTGGCACTCTAATGGTAATAGCAGGCACAAAATAGATAAGATATTAATCAGCCTTTATTGTGTAGAAGGTGATCCTAATACTACATTATCTATATGTAATACCTCAGATCCTTTCTATGACTTGTCTGAAGAGGATCAAGAGTATTTTAAAAATGTAAGAATACGTCTTAAATTTAAAAACAACACAATGTATGAGTTAGATGATGACGATCCAGAACTTGAGTTTATGAGTAAGAACAAAGGTTCTATTCGACCATTAGTTGGTAGACATCCTCATACATATAAGTATTATTTTTATTTTCCATATCATTTTATATGTAAAGCATGGCTTGGTACAACTCGCATAGATCATAATGAACTTATAGAAAGATTAAAGCCTATTATCTTTCAGAGTAAATATCAAACACACCATATCTTTCAAAAGGGTGATATGCTTTTAATGGATCAATTGACTTCTCTACACAGGCGCACGCCAGTGATGG